CTCAGGCTCGAAGGCGAACTGAAAGTCTCCAACATCGTACTGGTCCTGCTCCTTAAGCATGTCCCGCATCCACCGCTCAAAGTCCTGGGCAGTTACGTTGAACCGAACATCATCTGCAATGTGTTCATAGTACATCGTGATAGCCCCGTCAATCAAAATCTCCTGATACCTCTCTGGAATTAGGGGCTCGTCCGTGTCAAGCTCCAGCTCTTTTACCCCGGCCAGGTAGTGAATCTCAAGATCCGTAGCAAGCCTGGGGGTGGGGTAGATGTACAGATGCCGAGACTTATCAGATGCCTTGCCAAAGGCGGAGGCGAATACAGGATCCCCCACGCTGGCGATTGAACGCCTGCCAGAGCGCAGCATCTGGAAGTCGTGCCAGGGCCGTAGCTCTAGCCTGCGATCGTGCTTTACGTCGGTTACCGTTTTGATTCGAATCAAGTTCTGGGGGAGAGAGTATTTGTTTCTGATGATGTCATAGGCCGACGTTGCCACAGTGTCAATGGCTGGGGTGGTTAGCTTTAATGAGGTCTCGCTGTCCACCTCGGCTACCTCATAGTAGAGGTTCTTGTTGTCGAACTTGAACAGGTCCCCGGCGTCAACCCCATCGGTGACGAACGTGGTGTCCGTTCCTGTGACCACCTTAGAGCCCGCAGTAGTGGCGGCGGTGCCAGTCTCGATTATGGGGGAGACGCGAATTCGGGCGATGTCCTCAAGCCACCACCACTTCTGCATGATCTCAATCTGGTGGTAGGCTCGGTTAAGAAACTTTACAAGCTGCCCAGATATCCCGGTTGCCTGAGCAGCATCAGAGGCGGTGATTGCCTCCCCAACCCGAGATTCACATTCGTTTAAGAGCCCCAAAAAAGTGTACATCTAAAGCACCCTGCCTCTGGTAAGTAAGTCTGACCGATGCCAGCTAGGCTGGGGCATGGGGCCGTACCAGGCCCGCATGGATCTGATGGCTACGATGGCCCTGGGACCGAACCAGGGGATGAGCACTGGAAAGTGGTAGTGTCGGCGGGCCATTATTCAACCTCGGGTAGCATGTCCACGATAACGTCCTCGCCCGCCCCACCGTCATTGGTGAGCAGGTGGACAGTCAGGATGACCTCGCCATCCTCTGCGGGCTCGATGCCGGAGACGGACAGCTCTGTCCAGGTTCCATTAGCTGACACCACCTCGGTGCTCTGGACAGCAGTTCTAGAGATCGCCCCCACGGTGTCATAGTACTCCAAGCGTAGGAACAGCTCGTCGGCCGTGGGGAAGCTGCTCCAGCCGCTCGTCTTCACCCACACCGAGTAGTTCCGCTCTACATCGGCCGGGGCCGGGTAGGGCATCGGTGGGGCATGGAGGCCCTTCTCCCCGTTCACGATGTCGTTGAGGTTGCTCCTGGGGGTCAAGATGAAGTTGTAGTCGCTGCCCCCAACCCGGAGATCGCTAGAGTCCTCGGTGCCCTCGATGGTGCCATGAACTTCCTCACGAATGTAGGCCCGAGAGCCGTCGTAATCCTGGATCTCTACGTAGGAGCCAGGGAAGGCTGCGTCGAGGTTCTGCTGTAGCGGGAAAGTCCAGTTGTCTCCGATAGTGAGACCTCGGCCCTTCACCTCGAACCCAGAGAACCCAGGGGAAAAGGCAAACATGTACCCACCGCTGCTGGACTCGTCGTCAACAGTCAAGTCCTCAAACTCGACTACACCCCAACGATTGGTAGCCGCAGTCATAACGAACTTGGAGCCCAGGATGATGCAGCGCCGGAGAATGAGCTTACCCGAGTTGTAGTGGAACCAGGCATTCACTCGCGCCGAGGTGGTCCCCCGCCCGTCGAACACACAATCTTCAAACGTAAAGGTGCCACTCTGAATGGTGGCGAACCGTCCAGGTAGTGGATCGGTTGCCGTGCCGAAGTTGCATCGCACGAAGGTAACCGATGCAGCGTCCATCAACCAGAAGTTGTTCGATGACGCCGCAGTATCATCGGTATAGTAGAAGTCGATGTCCTCGAACCGGACGTTCTGTTCATTCCCTTCTGAGTCGAAGTAGGCGTTGGCGGAGTCACCCATCTCGATGATCGGCCTAGACCCACCAGCCACGGGGAAGTGGACCCCGGCCAAGTCGGCCCGATAGATCACCGGCTGTGAGGCGTTCTGGGAGCCCACGTATCGCACCCGGCTAACCCCGCTGCTATTCCATACCTCGTGATGGTCGTCCTTGATCCAGACGATATCACCATCCCCCGAGACTCCTCCGGTGCCCGCACCCCAAGATCCCCACACTAGGGTATCAGCCAGGGGCTTCTCAATACCACGCCAGGCGTTCGTGGTGCTGAGCCCGGTACCTGTCCCGGCAGCCGCAGAGTTCACGAAGTAATCGGCCACGACCGTACCTCCGGTTTCTTACGCGCGGGCCGCTGGCCCAGGAAACCAGCATCAAAGTACTCAGCGTGCTCTAGGACATATGTCTTGAATTCGTCCCAGGTCAGACCACCGAAGGCCGTCTGCACCGAGGTAACAAAGGCCCGAAAGTCACCAAAGGGGGTGCTGGGGAACTCAGCTACCAAAGCCGCCAGAGCCTGGGCCAAGGAAACACCTGGGGTGTTGATGATCCCCCGAACCACAAACACGAATACATCAATTGTGTGCTCTCGAAGGGGGAGAAGGATCCGGGTCTCCAATTGGTTAAGCGGATTTAATGATCGCAAGAGGTGGTCCTCATACTCATCAACGTATGCCATAGCCACAAGCGCAATATCTAGCTCACTGGGCCGAGAGTCGAAGCGTAGCCGAATATCGGTGGAGTGCCCCTCAGCCCTTAGTCGGATCAACACATGAAAATAGCCGCCCCGCTCCCAAACGGCGAGCACTTCATAGGTAGCCATCTTTAAGTCACCAGCTCAGCATGAACAGTCACATCCACATCAACGCTGGCCGTATCAGAGCGACCAAAGAAATCGGTGTTGGCCGCTGTAGCCTCTAAGGCTGGGCTGAAATACAGGGGGATGGTAATCCCTTTGCTACCCAGTCGGGTCTGGTGCTTGTAAGTTCCTGAGCCAAAGCGAAACTCAACAAGGCAGGGGATGTCATTGTTTGTGATCTCGATAAGATGAATTCTAATTGTCTCGCTGGCTCCAGCGTTTACTAGCGTAGTGTCGCCGGTTCCTGTGATAGTTGCTACGTGTACGTCATCATCATCAATGGTGGAAACACCCCCACCAGAAATGATATTTACGTCCACTACGTTGTTCACATCAACCTGGAGATCCCCCATGGAATCTACCGCAGCCTCGTTGCCACTATCCCCGACAATTGTTACCGGCTGAATCTTGCTGCGGTTAGCCATTGGCGGCCTTCTCCCTACCCTCAAGCTCGGCCAAGCGATAACCGATCTCTCGGCGCTCACGAGCTATCCGCTGCTCGGCCTGGGCAACATCGCGCTCTCGATCCTCCAACTTCTTGTTCTCTTTGCTAGCAGCTTCTAGAGTTCGCTGAGCCTTTGTAGCCTGAACTTGCAGCTCGGCTAGTGCCGCCTTCTTCTCCTCAATCAGCTTGAGCACCTTAGCCAAGTCAGTAGCTGCCACCACCGCACTAACCTTCTGCTGGCTTTCTATGGTCTCCAAACGACTACGCTCGGCATTCAGGCTCTGCTCTAGGGAGGTCAACTTAACCTCTCTAGAGTTTAGCTTCTGGGCGCGCTCATCTAGCTTATCACGTCTTTCGGAGGTTAGCTCAGACAGCGTTCTAAGCTCGGATGCCTGACTGCGTAGCTTATCTTCGGCTAAGGTAATTTCTTTTAGCTTAGCAGCCACCCGGGCCTCACGAATTTCCAGGCTCTCGTGAGTCTGCTTCTGTAGTTCTGCCACCCTGGTATACTCCTGCATCCGCTCCCGAATAGCTCCAAGCTCCTGACGAGATTTCATGGAATACTCGCCAGCTCGGGCGCTCTTGGCCTGAGCTTCTGCCTCGGCCTTCCTAGCCTCCTCTAGAGCTTTATCAGCCTTCTTCTGGAGACCAGCAGCACTTTCGGCTATCCGAGCAGCATTCTTCTTGGCTTCAGAGATTAGCGAGTCGCAAAGCTCCTTGGTTTCGCTTACAGCCAACTCCTTAGCCAGCTTCAGCTCATCAAGCTCCTCGGCAGCCTTAGCGATCTCGGCCTTAAGCTGGCTGGCTTCAATCTTGCTCAGGTTAACAGGTACTTGTACCTTTTGAATAACCTTCTTTACCTCGGGCTGCCTGCGACTTCTTTTCATGGCTCATCTCCGCTATGATGGATGCAAGATCCTTAGACCAACCTCGATCAACAGCTCGTCATCCGCCGCTAGGTCACCCCCACTGGCAGGATCAATCCGAACATGAAGACGGGGGGAGGTGGGTCCTCCTGATACATCGTAGTAGAGCTGCTCAATATCGGTATCGGCCCAGTAAAATACTCCCGAACCAACATCCTGAATGTCGCTACCGGTAATCTCCAGGTAGCCCACCAGAGAGTCATCTTCCAGAGTCGCGGACAGGAAGTTGGTGTCACTATAGAAGTACACCGTCATATCCTGGTCCATGGTGCCACCGGTATCATCCAGAATCTTAATGACAAAAGACTCGATCATAAACCTGCGCCAAGAGGTATCCGGATGACCACCAAACCTGTGCGGGTCCCCGGTGATCTCAAGGCTTTCGTTCTCCGCCGTCCCCGCTACCAGACTAGTAAAGTGGACGGCGGGATCCGACCGAATCCAAACATAATCTTCAGCCATCTCCCGCCCTCCAGTTGTTAGGTCTGCGGCACGTTGTACACGATTTCAACGCCAATGAGCGTCTGCTCGTTGGTGGCGAAACCAGCAGATCCAGCCCCATCAATATCAGAGCAGATGATCTCAAGGGCCAGCATCTTCGTGGTACCATCTACGATGGTCGTAGCAGCCGAAAGATCCAGCTTGATTCCAAGAGAGGCCCGGGTAAGCGCCTCATCAGCAGCCCACGTAAGCTCTCCAGCCGTAACCCCGGTCGTGGTGGCCGGGTCAACAGCGGCGGTTGAACCGTCGTGGGCAGTATAGGCTACCGTCCAATCGGCACCATCACCAGACACAGCAGCAGAAGCGATGTGACACCAAGGATAGATCCAAATGTCATGCCGCCCCCCGTCCAGGCTACAATCGGACGGGATGAGCCACGGAAGGATAAAGCTGTCGCCATCAGCCGCAACAGCAAATCCAGTAAGCCCCGAGGCGGTACCAAGCTCCGTGGTAGTAATGGGGGCACCGACTCCAAAGTGATCGAACGTCTGAGCCGCGCTTGTGAGCTGCGAAATGAAAAACTGCGCCGGGTAAAACTTGGAGATGTTATCCCCGTACCAGGGCTTCTTCGAGTATGCCACTTACTTTAAGTCACTTTCTGATCCACCAAAGCAGATCAATTATGCATAATGCAATTAAGAGAAATTCCACAGAGATTGGGAGCGGAGACCTGTTTCCCCGCCCCTCCTCCTTTTTGTTAGCTACCGCCACCGGTAGACTTAGCAGTACCGCGCCACTCCATCACCCCAAAGTCCTTGCGATCGGTCGCAACAACAATAGAGGTCTGGTTTCGGATGTTGATGTCATCGTCCAGATCGAACGCCTGACGAACCAGCCAGGTCCAGCCAACCCCAGGGGTCATGTCAGACCAGAGGAAGAAGGCATCAGGATCCGTAAGATGACGCCAGACCGAATAGGAGAGGCTGTCATCAACAAGAGGAGACACAGAACGATCCGTGGTATCCGGGTCATCCGAAGAACGAATGAGAGTCGCCGCGATATGGCGAAGCTCAGTCGGCACCACAAGCTCATTGGCAATAACCATGGTAAGGTTACCACGATCATCAGGGGTCTCCTCCATGAGCCGCTGAAGAGTGTTCAGCGAGGACATGGAGAGATCCGCATTAGTGGCAAGACGGTTAGAGGCAGTGGCCGCCCCACCGTCAATCGGATGGGTAGTCGAGTGAATCGCGCTACCGTCCGCCGACGTGTAGCTGGAAGACGTGGTGAGATGCGAATTATCCGCCACATCAGCCGCCAGAATCTCGTCCGAGTACCGAAACGCCTTGGCGAGAAGAGTACCCATCTGAGTAAAGATACCGAACTTATCGTCGTCCATAGTCTCCCGAGAAAGCTCCACACCAAGACCATACTTCAGAGGCTGAAGCTTCTTGTCATAGAGCTGCTGGGGACGATCCAGCGGAATAGGATCTCGCTCATCAACAACATCGGGCACACCCAGAGGGGAGACGCCGGTGTAGTTGTTAAACGGATCGGTAGTTCCCTGGACAGACCAGTACTTAGAGAACTGCGGAGCATACTCCATGTACTGATTAAAGGCCACGTATCGCATTAGGGGAAGGAACTCAAGGAAGATATCCCCGTAATGAACTCGCTGTGCAGGACCTGCCATTACTGACTCCTTCCTTTAACTCCAGTAAAGCGCGCCGGGGGCGAGCTTCACAATTGCCGTGGCCAGATCCGCGCCGAAGTCAGGCTTAAGGCCTCCTCCGGGCTCCGGACCAGAAATGATGCCGAGCAGCCACACCTGACCGTTCGTATTGTCGATCGTGGTGGCAAGCTCCATGTTCGAAAAGTCACCATCGGGGTCACCGGAATAGGCCGGGTGGAACCGAGCCCATTGGTCGGTGGCCGCAATAGCGGTACCAGCGTCAGACACCTGGATACGGAACCGAGCATTGATATCAATGCACACAGGAACCACCTTAGTACCGGTGGAATCCTGGAGCACATGAGCCATTGCGATCCCCACACAAGGATCATCGGCCGTACCGTTGGTGCCCCCGTGAAGGTAGCGATCTACCTCACCGAGAGTGGGGGAGGGCTGGAGAAGATCCCCATCCCAAACCTCATCGGAATCGTTAACCGTCATATCGAAGATATCATAGTTATACGAGTTGCCAATGAGCTGAAACCCCTTAGCATTGTCGTAAGCCATTACTTCTTTTTCTCTTTCTGCTCACGACGGATGTCAGCCTGAAGCTCGTCAAGCGACGGCAGCCCAGCCTCCTTAGCCTCTTCTGCACGCTCGTGGATTAGCTCAACGGCGCTGGAGGGGCTATCGTAGGAAGCAGTCTTAAACTCGTCAACTTCCTCAGATCCATCCGTTACAAAGGTGCGGCGCACCATACCAGCCATACCTGGGTTCCTCTTCAGCATCTCCGCCATAGGCCGGGCCATAGCCCCCCCACGGCGCACAGAAGACAGACGCCGATCTCGGCGATCCTGGTAGTACTGGTTACGCTTGTCGTTCATCTTCTTTGGCATCATGGCCAAGCACAGATCCCCCCGACGAACCCGACTATCCGGGTACGACATAGGATCCGACGGATGCTTCTCGACAAACTGAAAGTGCCGCATACCTTGCTGGCTAATCACCCCTTCATGGAGCCATCGAAATGACATATCGGGATGAGCCTTACGATAAACGGAAGGAACCTCGGCCGCCTCAGGAGGCGTCCAGTCGTGAAACTGCATGTTAGGATTTGACATTAAATACCCCACCGATTCATTCGCTTACCCCTGTTCGACCAACCAGCGTCGTTCTTGATAAACTCGGCCACCTTTTCCTTGGACAGCCCGAGACTCTCAATAGCGTGCTCCTGAAGATGGGAGAGGGGAGACTCTTCCTGCTTAGGAACCGAACTACGCTTCTGCGGCGGGGGTGAACCCTGTGGGGGTGGTACCGCGCCGTTGACGGGTGGGTTAGGGATGTTGCGCTGCATTTGGTTGTGGACTCGATAGGCAGCAAGCTCAATAAGTCGTGGATCGGCAAGCCGACCACCAGACCTACGGGCCTCCAGAGTAATCTCGTGCTGTACAGCCTGATAGAAGTCAGCATTGCTGGGATCGTCGGGCTTACCAAAGGTCTGATAAACACGATTCTCCGCTGCGGATACCTCCTGCTCAAACTGCCGCTGTTGATTAATCTGGGCCATCTGCTGCGCTACCTGAGTCTGCACCATCTGCTGAAGGTGGTTTCCGTTCTGTACAGGCATAGAAGGAGCATACGAGGCTGGAGTAGGTACCTGCGCCTGTGGGGGTACCATCTGTGGCTGCTGGGCCTCTACCTGGATTTCCTGGAGAAGCTCGTTGTACTGCTGCCGATGTTGGTCCGCCTTTCGACGAGCCTCGGCCGCCACATTCCGCCAAGGAACTCCCCGCTCATCATATACATCCGGATCATGCTGCAGGGTAGGCTGATCCGAAGGAGTATTTTCGTTTTCCGGCATCTGACCCTCAACCGGAGGGGTGTTGGATTCTGACATTTTTAGTACTTCTTCTTATTCTTCTTGTTGGCCTTGCGGGCTCGCGTGATTACTTCTCGAATCTTCCCGAGATCCTGACCACCTGCTCCCTGGGCAAAACGGCTCTCAGCCTTAGAAAGCCCTCCAGGGAAATAAGCGGCAATGGCTCGTGAGGTAGCCCGGGCTTCGGCGGGAAGAACTCCTGCGCTGTTGGCCCGCTGGGTGAGGGTGGGGGTCTTCCCTCCTCGCCGCCTACCTCGATTGGCTCCAAGGGGAGTCTTCATCGGCATACTACTTACCATCCTTTGAGGTGATTGCCTGAGCAACCTTCTGTACCGGGGAGGCGGCCATAGCTAAGGCCACGCCCTTGAAAAATCCGATGTCAATGGCTCCTGGGATTGCTGAAATCCCCCAGCCAGTCACACCGCCCAAAATTGCGAGCACCCAGGGAATAGAATCATTGTCAATCGGCGTATGCTTCTTAAGAATATTGCCAATGAACAACGCTCCGCCAACCCACAGGGCTCCGAGAATCTCCATATCATTCATATCCATTGTCCCTTTTTACCTGTTCAATCCACATGTAGAGATCGTCAGTGATCTCCAATAAAGCAGAACTGTTACCTCTACACCAGTCGTAGACGCGCATTTCTAGGCAATTAGTGAGCACTCGGTTATTAATAGCTTCCATCTTGGTCTGAAGCTGTTCAACAAACTTAGACCACTCAGGGTACTCCATAAGAGCTTCAATAGCTAAGGCCCTATCCAGCTCAGCCAATTTTTCAGGATCAAGTTGCAAAAGTACCTCCAGCCGAAGGCCTAGGCTGTCTCATCTGTCCTGGCGTTCTACGTTCTCCACCCATCGGCCTGCCCCCAGAGTTAGCCTGGGTTGCAGCCGCCTGTTCCTTCTGCTCAAGCTGGGCAATCTGATCGGCAATGTGCTGGTCAAGAGTCATAAAGGAGTCAGGCCAGAACGCTCCGGTATCCCGCATATCCTGCTTGAACTGCATATGGCTTTGGATGTGGGAGGCATCATCATCAATGGGGAGCACATCCAAAGGCGTCTGGGCCATGAGGATTTGGTTTTCCATCTCCGGCGGCATGGGAGCCCTCTTGAGCATCGTTGGAATGGAAGGAATTAGCTGCTGCGGGTTCTCTATGTCATAGGCCCTAAGGAGTCGTTCAACTAGATTCCGGTACTCAACAAGAGCCCCTTGACCCACAAAGTCACCCTTGAGATTCTGATAAAGCATCAGAGCATCCTGGCGTCTGACCACGGGGGAGGCGGAAAGCATATTGATAGAGAACATGAAGTGAGGACGCATCCTAAGATCCGAACGGCGCACCGTCTGGGGAGTATCCTTACCTGTCACCATAATCTTCATCTCAAGAGGCATCATTAAGGCATATAGGTCCCAAATTTGGTGGTACAGTTCATTGAACCCACCGCAGTTCCCCTGCCCGCCACAGGCCAGCATGGTAACCATGTGCTCAATTCGGATGAGCCCTTCCTGCTGAACAAGAGTCTGGCCACCAAAAGTTCGGGCATGGGGGGAAGTACCTTGTGATCCTCGGCGGTTGGCACCTCCAATGGTGTCTGCCCTACCAGAGCGACGATCCATGAAGTCAACTAGATTTGAAACAAAGGGCATGAGACCATCAAGAGACTGTCCAGAAAGAGTCACTGGGAGGATATGCTGACCTGGATTGTCCTGGTTAATTCCAATTCCGATGCCTGGGCGAAGAGGAATCTGCTCCCGATCGTTAAGGCCCGTGCCCTTACCGAAGAAGAAAAATGGAGTGTTCCGGATGCTTTGCCCGTCAATCGCCTGGTTAATCAGCGTGTTCACCATGATCTGCTGATTCCAGAGAATCTCGGGGAGAGAGGGACCGTAGATTCGGCCCGCAGTCTGCATGATCTTGAAGTCAATCACCGGGCGCATACCGTGGGGGTAGCGCCGCTCCAGGTAGTCCACGGACAGAACGATGTTCAGGTTCAGATCATACTCAACAACAATCTCCTCGTCAAACCCATCGTTGTTGATGTCATAGCGATAGAAGCAAATCAAGATAGGGCGACTACGGGATGCTTGGGTATCCGTGTCCATTCCGGAGATGCGGTCTTTTTCCCTCTCATCTTCGGATCGGTTAGTGGATTGCTTCTTCAAGACCTGCTGATCTTGAGCAATACGGTCCCAATCCTCATCGGAGAGCTGGTTAAGATCCCCCTTGGCACGCTTTCGCTTAAGCCAGTCAAGGTCTACATCAAACTCTAAATGGAGAAAGGGAGACTCCTGGAGGCTGCCAACGTCAGTAAAGTAAACTCGCGTAGGCTCAAGGAGCATAAGACGGGGGGAGTTCTTTACGATCTCCTCCCGAACGATCTCCAGCTTGATCTCGTCTAGACGATCTTCTGGTTCCCAATCAATGGTGACTGTGGCATAATGCTCTCGGCCAGCCTCTTTAAGCAGCACCAAATACGTGTTCGTATCGGAGTCAAGAACTCTGTGGTTACCCTGCTGGATGTCCCCGAATACTTTCTTAAACAAATCTTTAACAGTGGGATTGGTGGGGATGGTCATGCCATCAATAACTCTGGGTTCATAGCGGCACTCAAGGGTGGTTCGCTTCTTCGTCTCCCACGATAGATAGACGAAAGCGTTGCCCAGAATGGAAGCCTCTTTTACAATGGCCTCGGAGTCTCCCCAGATTTTCATATCCACCTGAAGAGCCCACTGCATGAAGTCTTCACCTAGGGTGAGAGACTCTCCAGATTCCCCAGAGACAGGAGCCATAGGAGCCCACTTCAGGTCCCCGAATAGCATAGCCATCGTACGGGCGGTGAAATCATCCACCGTATCCCCGATCACATCCAAGTTCACGTTGGCAGCATTTAGCCAAGGCAGCGTACGCTCAGTGTCGGGCTCACCGGCATAGAGACGCCGCTTTACCGCGAGCCCGTCCTCCCACTCGGACCTCTCGCGTCTGGCGTGCTGCCGATCTTGGCGGATCAATATCTGAAGTTCTTCTAGCTGTTCAGGATTAACCATTAGTAACCTGTCTGGCTCCTGCGCCTATGACCTGGGGAGGACAGGGGTGGAGCCCCCTCCATCTTGTTCCAGGTCTGGCGCGTTTCCCGGTAGTAGTTTCTGGGATCGGGGGTGAACTTTTTTGCCAGCAGCCGCACGTCCGCAGAAACAAAAGCAATCAAAGGGTCAATCAAGTCATCATTATGCTTCCTGGGCCTACCATTTTTTGGATCCCAGTACCAATGACGCAATTCAAAGTCCAGCCTGTGACACGTATTGAAGATTTGGATGGCTGGCTTTCCGGAGCTGTCCTGGATCTTGAACCAATCATAGGCCGAAGTAACCCTAGCCTCTTTGTCAGCCCTGTCCCACGTGGTACAGATAATCCCGTGGTCCATAAACGAAGAGCGCACGGATACGTTCTTGTCCGAGGCATTGGTAATGTTACCAGCCGGGTCAATCCATCTAAAAGCAGGAGATCCAAGAGAAGAGTTGATGACCTGCTCGGTTCTTGGATCCCAGGTTTGAAATAGCTTCTTGGTTTCAATGAAGTTAATCTTGTCGGCGACCTCTGAAATGGTCGTCAACAGCTCATCATAGCACTCATCAACAATGTATAGAGTATCACTGTGCGGATCTACCACCCCCCAGAGCATACCGAAAGGCTTTCGGGGGTGAGGATCTACGGCAAAGAACCGAGGCCACCAAGACTCCAGTGGGACAGGATCAATCCACCAGGGATCTCGCTTTTCGTAGTGCTTAAAGATTCTGCCGGAGGCGTAAACGGGCTTACCGTGAAGGCGGGCTGCCTTTTCTTCAGGGGTAAGGAACTTTGCGAAATCGTCAATACCATCCTGGGTTAGAATGCCGCCCCTCTCCTCAAGATTGTCAATAGAGGAGCCCTGAATCACGGTCATCTTCGGGTCGTCCTCAGCCTTCTCATAGATTTCATCATAGATCCACGGCTCTTGATGGAGAAGAGTCATGGCCATAACGGTAAATCCATGGGTATCCATGAGTCCGCGCTGAGCTGCGATGAAATGCTCCTGCTTCGGGGGTTCGTTATAGGCCACCCACTCCAGACTTCCACCCTCGGAAGCAGCCGGATCCATCTCGGAGGTCATAATGTATGCGACCGAGCGATTAGAAAGAGTGATTTTGACAATGTTACCGGCAGAGTTCTTCGTGTACTTGTACTGATGGCGAGGAACCCACTTCTCCCACTGCTGGGCCATGTCCCTCTCCCACGCCTTGTAGTCGTTCACATAGATGCGACCAATGTTGGGAACAGGGATCTTCTTGGGAATCTCCAGCCAGCTCTTAAACACCCAGTAATCCGGATCATCGGGGGAGAGCCAGGGCCGATACCCAGTCATCAGGGCAAGAATTTCGAGAACCAGAGCGGTAGTTTTGCCGAACCGATTCCCGGCAAACATCGCGCGGAGGGGTGTGTTTGCCCTGTGGAACTTCTCTTGGCCAATATTGGGCAGGTACGCCAGGGCTGGGGTGTTAGCCGTAACCTTGGTGTAGCTATCCACCATCTCCCCAAGCTGCTTGAGCTTGGTCAAGAGGATCACATCCCCGGTATCCTGGAGAAGCTGCTTGAATTTTTCAGGGTCTCTCAAGTATTTCCGGAGACGTGTACTATTAGAAGCCATAGTCTAGCTCTCTTAAAACTTCATCTACCTGGGTACCAGACAAAGGCTCCCTGCCTGGGTCGGTAATTCCCATGAGCCCGCCGTTGTCGTCAATAATGGAGAGGAGGCAGGCTCTGAATGGGGTACCCTTGAGTATCATATTCAGGTCGCCAAGTGGCTCTACGATTGGGTGCCACCTGTCACAGAAATAGTGCGTGTCAGAATCAATCTCCACGCCTACGGTGATAAAGTGCAGCTTCTTTTTCACTGGTCTATGTCTCCATTTTCGGCATTAACCAGGCGCTGCTTGGCCTCGGTTCTTTGGAGCTTCTTCTCGGTATCTTCGATTACCTTGCCGATTTTGTGGAGAAGCTCATCAATGTCAGAGGCGCTCTCGATATTGTCGAAGCCCAATCGTTCCTTAACATCCTCAAGAATGTTCTTACGTGTTTGGTCCAGGATTTGGACCGATTGAGCTACGTCTTTAATTTTTCCGGCCTTGAGGGCGGACTTAATGGAGTCTGCGTCCACTGAGGCCACCATCAGCTTGATCTTGTCAAACATGTCTGAGGCTAGCTCAAGGGATCTCTCCGCCCTGAGCTTGGCATCAGGCTCCGTCTTGGAGTGCTCAATTACCTGCTCTACGGTAGTTAAGCCAAAGTGGAACTTATCCGCTATCTGCTTTACCGACATCCCCATCATGTGGGAGGTCACTACGGCATCTTTGTCGGCGTAGGTTAGCTTGTACTTTCGAGCCATGTTTTTCGGAGCCTTGTTCTGGGGGAGGGGGATAATTTTTTGAGGCCCTACCCCAAAGATATCTTTAATCAGTGCGTTTGAGCTTGGCCTCGACACCGCTTCTGCCTATCTGTAGCACACTTCCGGCACTGGAGGTAAGCGCCTGGAGCTACCTGGGTTTTGTGTCGCTTCTGACACACATAGGTAATAGGGGTGTCAGAATCGTTTACCCGGGGAGATACTGACCGGGGGGTGAAGATTTCATAGTCCGCCACAGGATCAATCTCTTCCTTCAGGGCGTGATTCTTGGGGATGCCCTTGTTTACTCGGGCTTCGCCGGAAACTGGATTCATGTTCAGCTTCTGGGCAGCCTTGAAGATCGACCTAACATCTGGGGAAGGAATCCAGTCCCCATGAGGGTCCCTAAGTTCTGATGTCCACATAGACGCTCATAGCTCCTCTCTAAGCGATTTTTCCTCTCTTTAGGGGGTCGCCCTAGGGGGAGAGCCGAAATGCGCTCTGAGGGGAAATATAGGCTTTAGGCGGCGAAGGCGAAAACCTCTAGGCGACAGGAGGCCGTATCCGCCGTAGCGTAGAGGGTCGGCTCCTGCTCTGTGTTGTTATAAAGGCGGAAAAGGGCCAGCTCCCCGGCCAAGAGCTGGACGGTCCGGGCTCCTGCGGTGGCCCCCAGGAAAATGTAGTTGGTGGTATCTAGGTTCTTCAGAAGGATATAGCCCGGCTCCACATCGGCCGGGATCGCCACCTGCTCCTCTGAAGTGCCAATTACCTGGTGGAAGTGGGCGTAGCTGCTCCCGGTCATGGCTATGGTGTCGATGAGGAGCCCGGTGTTCAGGGGCAGCTCCTCAGCGGAGTCCGGAGAATAAATTAGCTGGGCTTTCACGGTAAGCGAATCGGCCATAACAGAAGGTCCTCGTATGGGTTAGATATACCTCTCATAATATAGTGCGCGTGACAGAGGGCTCTGGGGGGTGGTTATGTGGTTGGGAGGCTTAGCTTTAGGTGCTGAAAAACTTTTTTTGTGGTGGTATGAAAAAAGTTTTTGGGGGATTAAAATGTTATAGGACAACGGGATAAGTACCTCCCTAAGCCCCATGTCACGCGGCACTAGTTATAGAAAGCCGGTGGCTACCGGGGTCACGACCTTGGCGTTTCCAAGGACCTAGGGGGGTTAAATTATTTATTAGTATATAGTTATAGAGGGTAGAGAGGAACAGATCTGCCGGAGGCGTGGCGGGGGCTCCGTAGGCCTCTAGATAGCCGGGCTATCTAAGTCCTTGTTTTACATGGGATTAGGAGGAGGGGGAAATTTTGGGGGGGACTACATAGGGGGCTTAAAGAATCATATTTCGTGCCACCGGGGGGACCCCCTGGGGGTTCTTTTCAGCCTTTTTTCTTGGCACGATCCTTGATTGCACGATATGCGCTTGCATTTTGCGGGCCTTTGTGCCCTCTCCCCCCGATCCTCTGCCCCTAGAGCCTTGGCACGTGCCTTGCATCCTTCTTACTCCGTCGGCGGGGGCGGTAGGTTCAGAGGATTTCCCCTTTGACTTCCTTCCTCCCCCCATGGTACGATGATAGCGGAGGATCCCATGAAAGAGAACCTGGACCGGATCGACAAGGGCGGACTGGCCGAGCGGATCGCAAGGGCCGAGGAGCGGGAGCGGGCGGTGGCGCGGCTGTCCGCTTCCCTTCCTCCCCTTCGGTCACCTGGTGACCTTCGCTTTGACGAGGACGATGCTTACATTCTCCTCACCTGGCTTGACCAGCACGGCGATTTCAGGTAGCGAATTAGAGGCCGAAACAAGGGGTCCGCGTAAGCTAAGATCCCTTGTCGCAACGTGTTACGTTGCCTGATGAGGCCTAGGTTGTAAGTTGTTGCTGGGTAATGACTTACAAGGTACTACAGGTGTAGTAACAACCTGGCTCCCCTCGTTGCACATTTGGGCACCTAAGTTAGTTGTTACTTAAGTGTTTCAAAATGCAACAAACCGTTCATTGAAAACTTACACGTTTGGGGTTGGTTTCACCCCCTCTAACTCAAGGTGAAACCAACATGTATGGTAACTCACAGGCTGCAATCGAATGGATCGAAGCCTCAATTGATCTTCTTTCGGCCGAATTCTCCTCATATCTCTCGGAGGTAAAGGGCGATCGGATCCGTGCCAACGTCGGGTTTCCCGATGCAGGCGGAAGGTCGGCGAATTCTCAGCGTCTCTGCCAGGTTTGGCCGTCGGACTTGGCCGGGGACGGACGGGTTCAGCTTTTCTTGAACCCGATGCTCGGAGAGGAGACGGAGACTAGCACGATTCTCGGCGCGATCCTCCATTCGCTTCTCCAGGTTCAGACCGGGGTCGAAAAGGGGTTCAAGGCTCCCTTCCCCACTCTGGCCAAGTCCATCGGGTTCAAGAAGATGGAAGGACGCGGCTTCTCTAACCCGGTCTCCCCGACCGGTGGGCTCCTCGTCCTTCCCCCGCTCCGGGATGCCTTGGATGCCTTGTCCGAACGTGTCCCGGGCGCCTACCCGCACCCCCGTTTAAACGCGGAGCTTCGGAAGGCGCCTCAGACTACCCGGCTGGTGCTCGGGTACTGCGAGTGCAAGGCAGAAAAGAACGGCAAGACGGTCCCGGCCGTCAAGGTCCGCTTCTCCCGCGAAGGGTGGGCGGCATACCTCAAGCGGTTCCCCGGCTCATGCTCCGAGTGTGGCCAGGGTCTCCGCCCCCGGGATGCCAGCGGCACCGTTCTCAACCTCGATCAGCTTGACGGCGAGGTTAAGCGGTCGAAGGCGAAGGCTGAAGCCGCCTAGGATAGCCGGGCTATCTCCCCCCGAAACCAACCCCAAACGAATATTCGTTCAATCTTTGAATGACCGTTAATTCAATCTTTGAACGAACATTTGTTCAAAAATTTCTCAGTTTTTTGCCGTGTTTAAACACGGCGTCCGACACTAGCACGCAAAAAGGAAGTGACTTCTATGACTGAAAGAGAGGCAATGAGTGCTCTTGGGACGATGGCACTCCCGTTTAAACGGGTTGAGGAGCTTTACCGTCTCCCCCAAGCATACGCGGAGTTTTCTATGATCGCCATTAAGGGCGACCCTGGAAAGGCTCAGCGTAACTGGATTCAGGCAGCGTGCGTTAAGCGCATCTCCGAAAGGAAGTCCAAACCATGAATGAAACCAAAAGTCCGGTCGGCAGCGCGCTCGCGGCGCTTCGTGGCATCACGTCTCTTTACGACACCGTGACGGTGCTTCTGGCTATCGCGAACCAGTGTCACGACGACGCGAACCGCTGCGAGGCGGCTTCTGATGACCCGAGGGAAAGCAAGATTTGGAGAAAGCTCGGAGACGATCTTCTCCGCGCGGTATGTGAGGCCGAGGATAACGGGGACCAGACGATCTAGTCTCAGAAAGGGATTCAATAAAACAATGTGGCTAACCCCAGAACAGCAAAAGGCACTAAGGGACCACGGATGGTACGTGCTAGACGAGGCGCGCGGCTGGTGGCGTCGTGAGGAGACGCTAAGGGGCGACGCGGAGGCTGCCGAAAAGGCGGATCGTCTTATGGGGATCCGTGGGGCGCTGGAAAGGTTTATGGAGGACATGTAACATGTCAGACGCAGCATGTAAGTTGGCCAGAGAAATAGCCATGCTACTACGCGAATGGTACGTTGGTTCAAACTCAGAGGTAACGGAAATCAGTCTAGAGGATGATGGCAGTGTTACCATCATCGTCACAACTACCACCAAAACGGGGGTCAACTCTAAGTGTACAATCTCAACCTGACCCCCGAAGACGTAGAGACGATCGCCTGGGTCGGGAGACGCTACGGCTGGTCAACCGCCCTTCTCCCCCTCGACGAAGGGGACAACGAGCTAACCGAAGCGGAGGCATGGGCTATTCGCGACGCAATCGAGGAGGATACCGAAGGCGGACACAGCCCTTTCCCCCTCCTAGACCCTAGGTCGGCCCTGGCCGAAAAGCTGACCAAGTTTTGCGAAAGGATTGTCTAAGATGGACTTACCGGACTATGACGCCTGGAAAACCACGGATGTCCCCCCCGACCTGTTGTTTGACGACGAGGAGTTGAGTTGGCTAGTAGAAGAGAAGAGGGAGGAAGATCACAATGACCGAACCTACCCCCGCTGAGTGGAGGGCTGCGCTGGTGTCTGGGAAGTTTGAGAGGGGCCGGATTTTAGGGGTTTATGGCTGTTTAACGGATATTTTCCCCAAGCATACCTCGTCAACCCACCTCCACGAAAAACGCCCCTCCTGGATGACTGTAGCAATGGAGACTCAGCTAGCTAAGCTAAACGACGCCCAGGAGGAACAAAGACAAAAGGACTGGTCAAACTCAGAGGTACTCAAGTACATTGACGAGGTAATCATTCCTCAATGGGAGGCGAACAAAAATGCGTAACAGCATCCGTTGGTGGGCCACGTGGGCGGCGGACCTTTTGCTGCTTCCTATGTGGACGTTTGTGTTTCTGGTCCTTCTGGTCCCGGTAATTGGAGCATCCGTGTTGGGGCGGCTGTTCCCTACCCCTGACCCTTTCGATGCGGGGGACGATGGACACCCCTAGGACTTTCGATGAAATCTGTGACGAAATGGACGCATGGATGAACGACGAGTTTGGGTCTTCCAGCCCATTTCGGGAACTGGTCGAGCTAGCATGGTCTGGACAAAAAGCAATTGTTGTTCTCCAGTATGCTAATAACATAAATAACGAAGGACGGCACCGAGCCTTGAAGATCCGTAACCTGGTGAACCAAATAATTGCAGACCTAGAAGGACTAGATGTTGAGTTTATGGAAGAGAAGCTCTTTCGGAAAAAGTCTTAGAGGCCGTTTAAACACCGGAATGGCGGAATGGTAGACGCGGCAGACTTAAACTCTGCTGGCCTTAAGTGGCCGTCCGGGTTCGACTCCCGGTTCCGGTACCAAAAGGAAAAGACGCTATGAGTATTATATACCAGCGCAAGGTTTTTTGTGTCTCTTGCTACGAAGATGAGAAGATTCTAGTCCTTGCAAACGACATAATTAGTGCTATCCAGATATGGAAAAAGAGCATTACCGATAAGCAAGAACCTAAGACAGTAAAGGAGCTAGTGAACTACTCTGGAGTTATTTGGGATGACGCTTTAGGTACAGAAGTGCTGGGGGAGGAATAATGACTCTAGCCGAAATAAACGACAAGATCCGGGCTCGGCTCCTAGACGGAACCGGAAGAGCCGTTGACGACGATACTCGAAATTGTGTGTTTCGAACAGAGCAAGGAAAAAAGTGTGCTGTGGGATGCTTGATCCCAGATAGTTTGTATGACCCAGAAATGGAGGAATCTCCTGTTTCTTGTCTCACGATACGCCAAGGAAAATGGTGCTCACCGAATGTTTGGCTCCCTTTCGAAAAGCTGGCAGAGGTGTTAAATGCTTCGGGTATTCCCGCCACCAAAAAGATTCAAATAACCCTTTATGAGTGGCAAGATCGCCACGACTACGAGAATAACTGGGAGGGAACCAAGTACATTGGTCCTACCTCGGATCCTGAGGTATGACTATAGCCTTTGCCATTTTTGGCCTCGCGGCGGTCCTGTGGCTTCTCTACCTACTCTCAAAGGATGACTAATCTAATGTCTGAAGAGCAGAGCTTCACCACGGCCTGGCTAACCACCATGGCCGACCTCGACCCAGAAATGGCAGCCGTAAGGCGGCGGCTGCTCAATGTCTACACGAAGGCAGGCGGCATTGAAAGTGCCCCGCTCAATCCAGCAGCGGAGGCGGCTTCGGTGGGCGGGCTCATGCTCGGGGAGCTAATCCGCATGTTCGGTATCGGTGGGCGCTTCCCCCGGCGTCCTGATTCCCCTGAGGTTAGTGCTTGGCTGCGGATCTTTCAGCGCGAGATTGCCGCGTTTGTAGAGGACGCCGAAACAGCAGTGGGCATACACAATGATGTTTAAACACCGGAACAGAACCCCGAAGACGTGGCAAAAAACTCGGCTGCTTCTCTCTGCCCCCCGGAAAGACGTTGAGGAAAACCGAGACGACCTGGTATACTGGTGGTCCACCCTGGAAGGAGTTAGCTTTGACGGATTCCAACCCAGAGACTTCGACGAAATCTTCTCAGACTTCCTCAACCTCAGACGACGGGGCTTCTGAGGAGATTTTCCGTCTTTACTGGTGCTTCAAAAAGCACTATGACTACAGCAGCAGAGCGTGCCGTAGCTGTCCGCTGGAGAAGGGGTGCCATGGAGGACATGACTAGGATACTTGCTGGCTTCGGGGGTCCTGGTCACTGGGCAACTCCTACGGATGGCAGCATGAATCCAACGGTAGCCAAAGAACTAAAAGAATACTTGTTCAACCGGCATGTAAACCTGTGGTACGAAAGTGGCTCAGAGAAAAACCCCAACTACGAGAAGTGGGGCGCTAGCGGAAATGAGCGCTTTTCAGTTACTTTTGGAAGTCCTTTGTTGGAAGGCAAGTACACAACAATAACTAGGGATATCAAGACAAAGAAGTACTCAATCAAAGGTCTCCCACAAACAGGAGGGGCCGTCTACAATAGATGCTGGCGGTGGCTAAAGTCCTCCAGAACCTGCATCTTAGTTGAAGGAATCTTCGATGTTCACGCCGTCTACAACAGCATGGTTGTCGCCGATGCTTTCCCCGGCGAGTTTAGCTTAGAGCGTGGTGTTTTTGGGAGCATGGCAACCAACATAAAACCCGTAACCGCCCCCATTCCCGTAGCTCTCTTGGGTTGTGGCCTACACCCAGCCCAAGCTGATGTCTTGAACCAGTATGTCGACCGCTACATAATTCTCCTAGACGGAGACCTGCTGCACAAGTCATGCCAGATAGCTCTACAGCTTCACGCCCTAGGCAAGCCGTCAATCGTTTTGAGCCACCTCTTCTCACCCGAAGAGGACCCAGGAAACTGCCCACCGGAGAAGCTATGGAGCATCATACAAAATGGAATTATCTAGTTGCGGAGGCTGGGCTAAGCACAGAAGCAAAAAATCTCTTGGCCCATCCCGACCTAAGAGCCGTATACACGGAGTTTGTGGCCGGAGTGCCTTACCCTATCGAAACAGAAGCCATCATGTTCCTAGGGCCTAGAGCAGCTTCCGCTGTCTTGGGGCTGCCTATCAAGATATCGGTAGACCGGAACAAGATTTGGTCTTGGAGACCCGTTAATGGGGTCTATATCCCTTGTCGAATAACGTTTGACCCAGAAGTAGTGCTAAAGCAAAAAGCTCTTATGCCCTTCTTCATCAAGGACCTAAAAAGGAGACCTGACGAGCTATGAAGTTTTACAAGGACGCCGATGGTGTGATCCGGGTCGGCTTCGGCCAGGCCCATCGAAACAAGAGCGTGGATGAGGTGCTCGGAGAGGGTAAGCGCGGAGCCCAGTATTTTTACTGGTGCGCCAACGAGGCGCAAGGGCTCGACAAGGATACTAAGGAATTTGCCAAGCAAATCTACGCAGAGTGGAAGGAGGAGGGTTCAGGACCCAAGGATCTCCCTGGTGAGGCTCCCCCCCAGGAACAGGAGGCTCCGGAAGCTCCTCAGGAACAGGAAGCTCCTCCTCCTCCAAAGCCTCTCAAGGTAATTCTTCGGGTGGCCAAGGAGGCGCTCCCCCCGCCGGAGGTTCATCACGAAATCTTTCCTACCCTGATTAAGATTTCCAAGGGTCTTCTGGAGGGCTCTATCAAGGGCGGCATGTGGCTCTATGGCCCAGCCGGGACCGGCAAGTCCCATCTTGCCCAGCAGCTAGCCGAGGCATATGCGCTACCGTTCTACCAAATCTCCCTCTGTAAAACCACAGAGGATTACAAGATGCTTGGGTACATGTACATGGATCAGTACAGAACCACGGCATTCCGCCAGGCATGGGAGCATGGAGGGGTCTATCTCTTGGATGAGGTGGACAACGGAAACCCCAATATCCTCGCGGTGCTTAACTCCGCTCTGTCTAACGGGGTTATGAGCTTCCCTGACCAGGTGTTGCCGGTAAAGAAGCATGATAACTTCCTCCTGGTGGCCACGGCCAACACCCAAGGCACCGGGGCAACCCATGAATACGTCGGCCGAAACGCTATTGATGCCGCCACCCTGGACCGATTTGTGGAGGTGTTCATCCCCATTGATGAGACGCTGGAAATGCGGATTGCCTTGGGGCTTGGTGAGGCCCTGAAGATGCCCAAAAAGCAGACGGCAGGTTGGGTAACTTCGATTCGAAAGTACCGCCGGGCTATCGAGAAGCTACAGATTACTCACCTCGTCTCCCCTAGGGCCGTTTATGACGGGCTTGGGCTTTTGGCAAACGGGGTGCCCCAGATAGTTGTAGAGAATGGCCGAATCTGGAAGTCGTGTCCCCCCGAAGATGTAGCCCGTATTAGGGAGGTTGTGTGAACACATACGAAAGGTTCCCAACGGCCGAAGCCTTTGTTAGAAAGGCTTTGATAAAAAGGTCTGTGCATCCTGATGATACGTCACATGCACCGAGGGCGACCAACCCGGACTTTTTTAAGTCGGCCGATATGTCCCAGGCCGAAAAGTGGTTCAGAGAGTACCATAATGGGTTGCTAGATGGTGAGCTAGAAGCCCAGGCAAAGAACCTGGAGAGCATAGTTTCAAAGTTTCGACCCGTGTTTGACGAGACTCTAGACTATGTATCTTCCCCCGTGGGGGGTTATACCTCTTACCCCCGATGGGCTGCTGGATTGCCTGATGCTAATGTCCGATGGGTTACTGAAGAAGCCCTAACCTGCAAGAAGGCTATGAAATGCGTGGTAAATGGTTGCTATAACTACACCGTGTCAGCCCAAGAGAGGATGTACTGTGGGGTTGCAATGTTCGCTATGGTGCAGATTCTCAGAAAGATTGGGCTAACCCTAGATTTGTGGCTGGAGATACAAACAAGGTATAACAGCAGCACCTATGCTTGTAGGTTTCCTATCCAGGAAAGCCGCCATCCTCTTAACCTCAAAAAGATCATGTACTTTATGATTAGCACAGATATCTTGAGGAGGTTTTACTTTTCAATCATCGAGCAGCAAGAAAACTCCGAAGAGCTTGGTGCTAGAAGTACTTATGGATTTGTAGAGGAGCCAATGAAACGCTCCGGAGATGAGCTGATCTTGAACATTAACAAGCGTTTAAACACCGAAGAGAAAATCATTCCTTGGGTTACTAAAACTCTTGAAGAGCTAGGATTGGATAGCTATGTCCAACTGGTTTAATTATAGAAACTACATGGCGTACCCAGCCATATTCATGCCGGGCAGTCACAACGTAACAGAGGTGGCATTTGATTGTGAGTTTCGTGGTGGTTTAGATCCTTATGCAGATTTTTTTGAAGTCACCTATATTTCTCTGGCTTTAAAATTCGACCTTACAGGTACTTACTGCGGAGTGATTAAAGCTAACGCAGTACCTGGCTGGGTTCGTCGTGTCTTTAATGACCCAAAGATCCTAAAAATCGGCTTCAACATCCGTATTGACATGGCCTGCCTTCAGAGATTAGGGATCGAAATTAACGGCCCTGTCCGAGACGTAGCAACTCTTTTACATCTGCACAACCCCTATCGACTGGGGATCTCCAGGGGTCTAAAGGCCCAGGTCATGGAGTGGGGCCTCTCCTGCGGGAACTACTCCGCCCCCCTAGAGAGGTGGTTCGAGCTGAATCCAGGCAAGGGCTGGGACGATGTTCCGGAGCATGTCCTCGTGCCCTACGCCGGACAGGACGCTCTAGCCACTCTGGGGCTCTATGAGCGCGTTTTAGAGGCCAACCCGACCATGGGTACCGGCATCATCGAAACGCTCTCAGAGGCCGAGTATAGCTTTCTCCGGGCAGAGACCAATGGAGCCTGTCTGGACGTGGAGAAAGCCCTGGCGTGGCGGGAGGAGCTGGAGAATGGGCTTCTGGCGCTGGAAAAGGATCTAACAGAAAGAACAAGCGTTAAAAATATTCGATCCACAAAACAGTGGGGGGAGTATTTATTTGATACTAAGGAACTTCCGGTTTTGAAGAAAACTAAGAAGGGGGGGAGGAGTGTAGATGATGATGCTATACAGAAGCTAAAAAATTGGATGTTAGAAACAGAGAGTAGGCGTCTTGCCTGGAGAGAACAGGCTGTAACTCTAGATCTGCTACTAAAGTACCGCAAGAATAAGAAAAAGATAGAAAAGATAACAGACCTCTTGACTTCTTGTGGAGTAGATGGTATAATACATACTAAGTTTAACATCAATGGTACTTTAACTGGAAGAACTAGTTGTGGTTCTAGAACTCCTAAAGCTCCTAATCTTCAAAATCTAGAAAGACCCAAAGGGTCCTTTCCAATCAGAGAGTTGTTAGTTTCAAGGTACAAAGGAGAAACTTGATGCCAACCTACGATTACGAGTGTAAAAAGTGTGGCTATGCTTTTGTTGAATACCAATCAATGGGGGAAGATAAGCTAACCACTTGTCCAGAACCTGGTTGTGGGGGTGATCTTATTCGATTGGTTGGGAGAGGAGCTGGAATAAAGTTTAAGGGGGCTGGGTTTCACAACAACGACTATGATAACTCTGGTCCTCGTTCTGTTCCTAGGTCTACTAGAACTAAGGACTAAGAGACATGCCTTTGGTTAGTGCGGACTACTCCCAGCTAGAGCTAAGAATATCCACGGCAGTCTGGCCGGATGGGAACCTAGCCGATGATATTCTATCGGGGGATGTCCATTCAAGAACGGCCGAAAGAGTTAGTGAAATCAGCTCAACGCTAAGGAACCTTCCTAAAGATGAGCTTAGAACCAAAGCTAAGGGGGTGACCTTTGGTATTGTTTATGGTTCTAAGGGAAGACAGATTTCAGAGTCTTTGGGATGTTCTTTAGAAGAAGCTGAAGAGCTGGTGTTTGCTCACAAGAGAGCCTATCCTCAGCTTCATAAGAAGATAGAAGAATCAGGTTACAAGATTAAGAAGGAGGGTAAGGTTACCACAATCACCGGGCGAACCAGACCGATGTACTTTACCGGAAAGCCTGGGATTGATTCCAAGCTAATCCGAGAAGGTACTAACATGCTGGTTCAAGGTCCGGCGGCAGAGCTAACGATAGAAGCTCAAAACAGATTTGCTCGGCTGTACCCAGACTTTTTCATCTTGAATGTGCATGACGGTTTGTACGCCGATTGTCCCCCGTCTGCTGTTCAAGAGGTGTGTGAAATGTTTACGCACCTCATGTGCTTTGAAGCCCCTACCACCCCCAGGCTGAATCTTGGGAATTCTCTCCTGGTTCCCCTAGAAATAGAACTAAAGGTAGGAGACAACATGGCGGATATGGTTGTTGTTACGTAAAGGAAGGAGGGTTAAAGGGTGACTCGTATGAAATTTCTCACTAAGATGTACCATCTTCCAACGCATAAGAAAGAAACTTTAAGAGTGATAGCTAACCACAAAGCAAGAATGAACTCTAAGAGTGGTGGTACTTCTTGGAGCCTTCAGCTTAAGTGGTCGGCTGATCTTCTCTTGTGGTTTATGACACAGAAAGGAGAGATATTTAATTGGTACGGGTATTATGAGTATGAAGTTACGCCAGAAGGTGTAATTAAGCAGTTACCTGACGAAATCCCATTTTGAGGTGTATTGTGATTGTCTTGACTAAGTACCCAGACCAGACGTGGGTGGAGGCTTTGATCGAACAAGGTAACGCTTACGGGTTTGATGTTGAAGAGCTATTGGATAGCTACTTTCTGGAGAGAAGCCTTGATAACACTCCAGAAGAAGCCGCCCTATTAGCTTGGAAGGAAGCACTGGAAGAAGATGAGGAGGATTCTGATGGCTACTATTGAAGAGCACATCGCTGCTATCGAGAGCAACATTGAGAGGCTGGAGGCCGGAGAGGGTGAGCAGTTGTTTTTTGCCTCGCAGATCCGGCTTAAGCTGGCCGAGCAGGACCTGGTGCTCCAGGAGCTTAGGCTAAAGGAGATGGCCATTCAGCTACAGGAGGCGGCCCAGAAGTCTAGGTCGAGCAACATTGTTCCGGTGACCATGACGGGTCGGCCGCCAGTATGATCGCCCTACCCCTAGATGAGCCCCCGAACAAGTACTGGAGGATGTGTTTAAACGATGGTCTAAGGTGGATCGCCGCCAAGATTCTTCGGAACCCGGTGGCCAGAGATCGGGGGCTAGAGTCCGACGAGCTATTCCAGGCGGGCTATATGTACATGTGTGAGAAACCACACACCTCCCCCATGTATCTTCAGCGGGGCCTGTGGCGGTGCTTCTTCCCCCGAGACCTTGAGTTTACTACTCTTGGGGGGAAAGAAGAGAGCAAGGAAAGCTCTACGGTCAACTACCTCCCCCCGGACTTCTCAATGTTTTCTGAGGTAAACCAAGAGATGCTCCAGATGATGTGGGATAACCAAGTATATCTGGAGCATCACGGAAATGGGGGTACGCCTTCTTGGGCGGGGACCACGTTAACCGAATTAGCTTCACTTAGCGGAATTAAGCGTGGTACGTTAAAAGCCCGGCTGGAGAGAATTCGGAGGCAGATCAAGACAGAGGGCATACGGCCTGAGGATATCTTCAAAAGGGAGCCCAGCTATGATTCGTGTTAGGGTTTCAGAGGAGCACATTGCCAAGGGAGAAAAGGATAACTGCTCCAAGTGTCCTTTAGGGCTGGCTCTTTGGGAGGCCTTCTCTCCCGATGTTAATGATGTGGAGGTGGGAATCGAGAACATTACGGTGTGGAGCGGTACGGATTGTTTACCCTCCGCAGAGTATAGTTGTTGTGGCAAAACAGGTGATTTTGTTGAGTCCTTTGATGCTGGGGAAGAGGTAAAGCCCGGTTGGCTCTTGCTTGATCCAGACCTGGGCATAGCCAGCTTTGAGGAGGACTCCGATGACAGCCCTGAGGATGGAAAGAAAATTGTTGACTAAGAGAGAGGAGATGTAGTATAATGGAGATTACCCCCCAAGAATGGCGGGCCGCTTTGCTTTCGGGTGAGTACTCAAGGGGTATTGGGCACCTCAGATCTAAAGATGAGGAGCTTATTTTGCATGGAGTATTGGGGCAGCACTGTCGGCCATCGTGGATGACGCGAGAAGATGAAACCTTGCTTATTAACGCTAATGATACGGGCAAGGTCACCATTGATGGTAAAACTTTCAAAGAAAAGGATGTCGTAGATTGGGAAGAAGGTTCGGCAGTGCTCAAGTATCTTGACGAAGTGATTATCCCTAGGGAGGTTGGATCATAATGGAGATTACTCCCCAGGAGTGGAGAGAGGCTCTACTCTCCGGTGAATATCCAAGAGGTTCTGGATCTTTGCGGGGACGAGTGATTGAGGGCTCTAATCCTTCCTACCAGTGCTACTGCTGCTTAGGTGTTTACGCAGATAAAGTTGGAATTCTTGATGATCTTGTAAAAACATGGGGGTGGGTAACCCGCTTAAATGATTCAAGACCTTCTTGGATGACAGTACAGGATGAGACTTACCTTATTGAAGCGAATGACTTTGGTGTGGTTCATATTCGAGGCAGGGTGTTTAGGGATGATGAGAAGGCTCACAAGGGAGTTTGGACGGAAGACTCAGTGGTAATCAAGTACATCGACGAAGTGATTATTCCCAGAACAGAGAAAGAGGCTTAGAGATGAATTCCGATCTGATGCGGTTCTATGATGATGTAGTTGGTGGTGAGAGCCATACCATGTGGAAGCCGGAAAAGGAGTCCGTAACCACCGTTAGGTTTCTTCCCGGTGAGGAGGGGGAGTATGCGGCCCTAGAGACCCGATATGTCCACTACAACATTCTGGACAAGGGCCTGATTGTGTCCTCCAAGCCGGTCCGAAAGGTTGTAGACTCAATCTGGAAGATTGCCAAGGCTAATGGGGGGCAGAAGTGGGACCTCTGGGAGCAGGTCATGCATTACCAGAACGGCATCGTAGGCAAGATCGGCCTCTCCACGGAGACCTTTGCCAACATCGTTCTTGTTGACCAGGGACGGCAGGTTGTCTGGAAGATGTACAAGCCGTCGGCTAAGAAGCTGGCCGCCCAGGCCTCTCGGTCGATGGAGATGGCTCAGAAGCGGGGGCGGAAGTGGGACATGTTGGATCCCGAGGAAGGGTTTGATGTGGTCGTGGACTACGCCCCGAAGTCCCGTAAGGGGGCCGATACCTGGCAGGTCGCCATTGACTCCACCCCCTGTCCGATTTCGCTAGAGGGATGGCAGGACGGGCGGCAGGACCTGAAGACCCTTGCCCATGGTAGCTGTACGGAGCTTCCTGACGCTGAGGTGGTGGAGATTCTCGTGTCTAAGTACTCGAAGGAGCTGGAGAGCCTTGGGCTTCCCAGCATTGACGAACTTCTTGGAGAGGTTTAATTATGTTGGCATCTAAGCTGCGAACGCCTGAAGTCTGGGTTAGTAACTTGCAGTGGGATGATGTTGAGAACCTGTTTAGTGTTGAGTTCCAATTTGGCAGTGACGACACTGCATTTGTTGTTGATGTAGATGGGGATCTCCAGAATACTTCATTTGTACCTCTGCGGATCATTGATGATGCCCGCACCATTGCGGCGCGTCTCTTTGGACCTAAGATTGCCCGAACCTGGGAGCATGAATAAGTGAAGGAGCTACAGAGAGTAATCCACGAGGACGCTAGGCGGGCCGGGTGGTGGACTTCGGTGTGCATTGGGGAGAAGATCGCGCTAATTCATAGCGAGCTATCCGAGGCTCTGGAGGCCTTCCGGGTGGAACCCCAGAACGATCCCCACTGCCCCGAGTTTAGAAACTCAGAGATCGAGCTGGCCGATGCAATTATCCGTATCCTAGACCTGGCTCAGTACCTGCGCTATGACATGGAAAAGGCAATCAACGCCAAGGTAGCCGCCAATCGCCAAAGAGGCTACCGCCACGGGGGGAAGAAGTTTTGATCCCACATTCACTAGAAAAGTACGTAAAGGATTCCCTAAACCGAGAGCTGGCCAAGGGCTCTAAGCCGCCCCCCCGGGAGAGGTACTTCCGGGGATCGGAGGCCGGAGACTGTGCCCGGAAGCTCTACTACGTTATGACAGGGGCAGAGCGGCGGCCCATGACTTCCAGAGACGTTGACCGGATGAATCAGGGCTCTGCCGCCCACGAAGCCTACGAGAGCTTTCTTGAGGAGTACTTTCTCGTAGAGGGCAGGGAGATGCTTCTAAGCAACAGGGTTTATGAGAGCCTAGATGAGGCAG